CCAAATTGTAGCTAAATATATTAAAAAGGACAAAACTGAATAAATTATATTATCCTCTTTTTATATTCTATAAAAATAAATAAAAGGAGGATTTTTATATGAATTGGAATGAAATTATATTTTCTGTTTTAGGTATAATTTTTACTGGTCTAGCATCTTGGGCAACAACAATGTTCATTAAATGGATAAATACAAAAATAAAAAATAAAGAACTTGCCGCGTTTGCAGCTACAATTGCCACAGTTGTTAATTCTGCTGTAAAGGCAACATATCAATCATATGTAGAAGGTTTAAAAGGAACAGATGCTTGGACAAAAGATGCTCAAGAAAAGGCACTTCATATGGCGTTAGACACTGCAATAAGTGAATTGACTACTGAAGCACTTGCTTATATCGAACAACAGCATGGTGATGTAAAAACTTATCTTAAAACATTGATTGAGTCAGTTTTATATGACCTTAAAAATGGAAAAAAGACTGCTAATGTATCTGTTGAAACAAAATAATAAAAAGTTAAAAATCAAATCGCTTAACAAAAAACTAGGATGAGTTCATCTGTTGTATTCCATAGACAATTCTCCTTGTATATATTTTAGACTATCCTTGATTTTTAACAGCTTATGTAACTTATTTTATATATAAAACTCTTATCTTTAGATAAGAGTTTTATTATTTGAAATTATAAAAAATATATTATATAATAAATATATAAAATAATTCGGAGATATTATATAATTATGAAATGCAAAAAATATGTGAAAATAGAAAAAATTAGAAAATATAAGGCAGAAGATATTTATGAAGTTTTTTCTTTTGAACCATTATTAGAAATTTTAAATGAATTACATTTACTGCAAAATGGAAAAATGTTCTCTTATCAACTTACAAAAACTAAATTCGATGGAGAAGAGCTTCGTTTTATTTTTATTGCTAAAAATAAAAAGATAATGAATGTAATTATAAATGAACTTCTATCTCTTTATACAGGAAAATATGATATGAATTTTTCTTGTAAAAAATGGGAGGTGATAATATGAAAGTATTTTATTGCGACGGTTCAACAAGAGGGAAAAATCAAAAAGGAGCAGATAATATTGGCGGTTGGGGCACTGTGTGTTTTAGTGGTCTCGATGAAGATAATTTAGAATTAGAGTTTTTTGACTGTGAAACTAGTGAATATACCACTAACAACCGCGAAGAACTTAAAGCCCTCATTAACTGTCTGTCTGATATAATATTACACTACGCAGATGAAAAATGTATTATATATAGCGACTCTGCATATGTAGTAAATATGTGTAACTCTTGGATAGATGGATGGGCAGCTAATGGCTGGAAGAATAGTAAAAAACAAACTGTTGAAAATTTAGATTTAGTTCAACAAATTTATAACTACTTAATTATGTTCTTTGTTAGACCCGATATCCGCAAGTGTGATGGTCATCAAGGTGACCTAGGAAACGAAATGGCAGATGCTCTTGCTACCGCAAATTACCGCCGTTTTATCGGTTTCTGCGAATCCGCAGGATATGAACTCTCTGACAATGATTATGAGTGGCTTGAAAGAAAGATGGACGAAAGTAGATAATTATATATTTATATTTTTTATATATATTAAAGAATATATATAAAAAGGAGTCCGTTATAATATGTATTTTTATGATACTTGCGCACTAATTAACGATCAAGAGGTTGCTTTTAAAGAACCTTTCGTTATCGCAGATGTAACCCTATACGAACTTGAAGATATTAAAACTTCAAGAACAAAAGATGAAGAGGTTAAGATTCGAGTAAGAAAACTGCTTCATTTATTAGATGAAAATCCTCAGCAATATTATGTAGTTGCTCACAAACAAGATAATTTTCTTCAAGCCTATCAAGACAAAAATGATATGAAAATTATTATGACTGCTCTTGAATACGCGGCAACCGCAGATATTGAATTTAGAACAGACGATTTGGCTTGTGCTTTCTTAGCTCGTAATGCAGGATTAAAAGTAATTACTAAATCTCTTGATGAAGATAGTTATCTTGGTTTCAAAAAGCTTAATTTTGAATCGGAAGATGCAACAACTGAGTTTTATTCACATATGACAGAAGGTAATTTATATAATTTAGAAATTAATCAATATCTTTTAATTTATGTAAATGATGTTCTTATTGATAAACTTCGTTGGGATGGAGAAAAATATGAACCAGTTGGATATCCTTGTTATGAAAGCAAAGCTCTTGGAAAAATAGGTCCAAAAGATGAATATCAAGCCATAGCTCTTGATAGTATGAAACATAATCAACTTACGGTTTTACGCGGTCCCGCGGGAACTGGTAAATCATATCTTTCAATGGGCTTTCTTATGAACAGATTGGAAAAGGGTGTTATTGATAAAATTATCGTATTTTGTAATACTGTTGCTACTGCTGGAGCCGCAAAATTAGGATTTTATCCAGGCAGCCGCAATGAGAAATTACTTGATTCTCAAATTGGTAATTTTTTATCAAGCAAATTAGGTGGTATGCAGGCTATTGAACAAATGATTTCAGCAGAAAAATTAATTCTCTTACCTATGTCTGACATACGTGGATTCGATACCACAGGAATGAATGCAGGTATTTATATTACAGAAGCTCAGAATATGGATATTGAACTTATGCGGCTGGCTTTACAGCGTATTGGAGAAGATTCGATTTGTGTAATCGAAGGTGATGATGACGCTCAAGTTGATATGACTATGTATGCGGGCGCCCGCAATGGTATGAAGAGAATGTCTAAAGTCTTCCGTGGACAAGACTTTTACGGTGAAGTAAGTTTACAAAATATTCATAGAAGTAGAATTGCTAATATAGCTCAAAAAATGTAATTATTCTAAAATGATGGAAATTAAATTGATTTTCATCATTTTTTTTGTTATAATTTATATATAATAAAAGGAGTTTAAATATGTTAAAAATAGTTGTTGAAAAATGGTGGAAAAATAAGAAAAAATTAGAAGATGCTTATCGCACTAAAAAAGGATGGAACTCTTGTTCTTACCTTGATATTGTTAAAGAAACAATTAATACAATTCTTAATGATAATGATGGATACGCTAAGTGGGATGTGGAACATATTACAAAAATTGATGATGGTGACTATCAAGGCACTTATTTATATCTTATACCTGAAAATACTTATCAACCAAGCGCAGATGAATATCTTATGACATATGTATATTATGGCTCTTGCAGCGGTTGTGATACTTTACAGGCTATTCAAGCATATGGTGAAGATCTATTAACAGAAGAACAAATTAAAGAGTTTATGACCCTTAGTTTGCATCTTTTAGAAAATATGATTAAGCCATATAATGGTGGTTGGCGTAATAATGCCGATTATGATCAAGTTCAAGAGGGTTGGAAGTTTTAATTTTAACACGAGATTTTTTTCAAATAATGAAGAAAATCTCGTGTTTTCCATTTTGTTTGATAAAAATAAAAAATTATGTTATACTGTATATATAAAATGATAAAAAGGAGTAAAATAAATGGTAGATAAACTTAAATTAGATTATTTCCTTGCAGACACTTTATATAAAATAGTAAAAGATGGAATAGAAGCAAAAGAAGAAGAAGATTTCACAAAAGAAAAAATGTGGTGTGTTATTAATGATTTAATTGATTGTTATGATAATTTTGTAGAAATTGATTATTATGAAAATTATAGAACTTTTCCTGTTGGGTATAAATTAACAGAAAAAGATAAAAAACTTATACAAGAAAAAAGAAAAGAATCTTATTTAAAAGGAGAACAAAATGACAGTAGATAAAAATTTATATACTGAAAAAAGTATTGAGTCATTATCACCATTAGAGTTTACAAGATTGCGTCCTGGTGTATATGCTGGCGATACAACATATTCTACACAACTTTTAGTAGAAATCGTATCTAACGCAGTTGATGAATTCCGCTTAGGACATGGTAACTGTATTGAAGTAAATTTAATAGGTTCTATGGTTAGAGTAAGAGACTATGGTCAAGGATTTTTAGTAAATTCAGTCCGCGAAGATGGAAAAACTATTCTTGAAGCGGCTTTCTCTGTACTTAATACTTCTGGTAAATATAGAGAAGATGGTACATATGAAGGAACTTCTCTTGGTTCATTTGGTATTGGTTCAAAAATTACTACTTTCTTATCACATTGGTTAAATGTTCAAACAATAAGAGATGGTAAATATGAGACAATTGGTTTTGAAGAAGGCGTATTTAAGAATAGAGAGACTGGATCTCTTTCTATTGCAAATATGATGGCAACTGGTACTATTGTAGAATGGCAACCAAGTGAAGAGTTTTTTACTCATCCTGAGGTAGAAGTTGAAAAAATTAAAAATTTATTTAAGACTATCTCTTGTTTATGCCCTGGTTTAAAGATTGTTTTAAATGATAACGGAAAAGAAACAATCTTCTATTCTGAAAATGGTTTAAATGACCTTGTAGATGCGGCAGTTAAAGATAAAGAAATTATTAATAATAGATTTAATGTACAATATGCAGAAGGTAAGGAAAAAATGGATTTTGTTTTAACTTATACTTCTAACTATTCACAAACTATTGTTCCTTATGTTAATACTGGTCTTACTGAAAAAGGTTCTCATATCACGCAGATTAAAACTGTTTTGACAAGAGAGTTCAATAAGTTCTTCCGTGA